ACTAAGTTCCCTAACGTGTCACAAGAAAACATGATGTTGTTTGACAAGGCACGTGTGTTGGCAGATGAAAGCACAGGCTTCCCATCATTTGCACATGGACAGACAGGTGTATCAGGTGTAGGCCGTACAGCTTCCGGCATCTCAATGCTTATGGGTGCGGCACAAGGCAGCACTAAAACAATCATTAAGAATGTAGACGACTATCTGTTACGTCCACTTGGTGAAGGTTTCTTCCGCTTTAATATGCAGTTTGACTTTGATCCTGAGATTAAAGGCGATTTGGAAGTTAAAGCACGTGGTACAGAAAGTCTTATGGCTAACGAAGTGCGTAGCCAGCGTTTGATGCAGTTCTTGCAGATTGCAAGTAATCCTGCACTCGCACCCTTTGCTAAGTTCCAGTATGTAATCCGTGAGATTGCAAAGTCTATGGACTTAGACCCCGACAAAGTAACCAACAATATGGACGAAGCCGCACTGCAGGCAGAGATTATGAAGGGCTTTCAGCAGCCAGCAGGACCAGAGCAAGGTGGAATGATGCCACCTGCAGGTGCTAATGCTATGGACCCAACAGGTGCAGGTGGCGGTAATATTGGTACTGGGCAGGTTCCTGTACCGGGTGAACAAGGATTTAGTGCGAATGGACAAGGAAATATTCAGCAAGCTGAAGCCGATGGTCAGCAACAGCCGCCAATGGGACCACTTCAGTAATTATTTAGATGTGCTTATTGAGCAACAGCATAAGACATTAGAACAATCTGAAAGTATGATTAACGTGCATAAAGCACAAGGTGCTATTGAAGCATTGCGTAAGATTAGACGGTTGCGTGAGGATATAAATAAAGCAGATGGCTAATAAAGTCGGAACAAAAACAGGACAAAAAACTTCTGCTGGTAAAGAAGTGTATAAAACACCTGAAGGTGAAAGTGTTTCTGAAAAATCTGTTACCATTAAATTTGGCGATAATGCATATGTAAATGCGCCATCAATACATAATGGTAAAAGATATACAGAAGATGAAATAAAAGAAATGTTGTTAGAAGGTACTATAAAACCTACTAGCCGACATGATACTTTAGAAGAAGCAATTAAAGCTGCTAAAACACGCAGTGACAATTTATTAAAGGATGGTGGTATGGCTAAACGTATGGCAAAACAAATGGAACTCTTTGAGCCTGTAGAACGTGGCTTTGAAGAAGGTGGCCTTATGGAAGAAGGTGGTATGGTTGATGAGGAATCAGGCAACGAAGTACCGCCCGGTTCATTGCGTGAAGAAGTACGTGACGACATTCCTGCTCAACTCAGTGAAGGTGAATTTGTTTTTCCAGCAGACGTAGTGCGTTACATCGGCCTTGAAAATCTGATGCGTATGCGCCAAGAAGCAAAGCAAGGCTTGGCACAAATGGAAGCTATGGGTCAAATGGGCAATAGCGAAGAAGCTGTTGTAGAAGATGACTTACCTTTTGACATGTATGACCTTGACATAGAGGAAGAAGACGAGTATAATAATATGGCTGTCGGTGGGATGCCAATGCAACAACAATCTCAAGCAATGGCAGACCCAAGAGATTCTGTAAACGACATGCCTGTTCCCGGTTATGTAAGATATAAAGGACACACTGCAAAAGTAGCAGACATTCGTTATGTGCCTAAAGGGCTAGAAGAACAAATACAGGTGTTGCCGATATGACAAAATCAATAAAAGAACAAACGACTAGAGCATTTCAAGTTGGCGGCTATAACCCTGCTGCAACAACCGCACAACAGCCTTACGGTCAGCCTGCAGGTGTTGATCCACAAACAGGTGTATATCAACTTCCCGGTACAGGCGTTGCCGGTTATTATACACCCGGCGGTACATCTACTGGTTACACTCCTTACGGTGGTGCGCAGCCTTATTTCCAACCTGTACAGTTTACTGGTCCTCAGTTTCAAACAGCTTTACAGACAACTAACTTACCTACCTTTGCAGAAACTGTTGGCAGTGCGCCGGGTCAGTATGATGAACTAAAAACATATATAAACGATGCTGGGCAGACTTTACAAATTCCATTTAAATTTGGACAACCCATTTATCCTATTCCAGAAGGATATAGACTAAAAGAAGAAGAAGAAGCTACAACACCAACAGTTGAACCAACAACAGGAACTGGCGTTCAAACTGGTGGCGGTGAAGGTGGAGATCGTGATGTTGGAGTTACCAGTACGACAAGAACTGAAACACCGACTGCTCTATCTTTAGGTTCTATATTTGGCGGCCTTACAGGCGGGGGTTCTGTGTTTGGAACATCTCCCGGTAAAGCAGAGCCTTATGACCCAAACGTTTCTTTGAGTAGTATAGGTGCTGCAGGGTTTTCTAGCACTCCATCAAATTCATTGGCGGGTCAACAGGCTGGCGTTGCTAATGCTTTAGGCATTTATGGCAATGAAGGTTTTAATGCTGGTATTATTGGAAGTCTATTAACTGGGAATGTTTTAGGTGCTGTGGCTTCTGCTTCTGGTATTGGACCAAATACACAAGTTGGTGCAATATCAGCCCCAGCAGGTTTTGGTACTTTCACTACTGAACAACTAGAAAACTATGTCACAGGCAAAATGTCACCTGTAGAAATGCAGGCTACGGGTATAGGTGCTATGAATAAAGCGCAAGCATTACAACGTGCGGAAGTTCAAAAGGCTATTCGCACTCCCTTGACTGGTATGTTTGGTTTTAGTCCCGGTTCTATTGACCCCAATACTGGAAATCCTTATGATGCGAATGGTCGTATGGTAAAAACAAACGGAAGTTCTACAGGAGTTGAGCCTGCTTTTAGTGATGTAGGAAGTTGGATTGATGCTGTAGAAAGTAGTATTAAATCAGGTTATTGGGGCGGTCCTTTAACTGACGCTGAGTACGATAATCTTTCATCCTCTGGTAAAGCTAAATATGACGAAAAAGCAGCGGATAATGGCTGGGAAGGTGGCGGTGTATCTACTGGTAAAGGTGCAGAAGGTAGATTAGGTGATCCATCTAGAGGTGGAGAAGTTTCTGCAACACCGGGCGGTACTGGAAAAGGCCGTACAGATTATAGCGGTGGCTATCAGGGCTTTGATGCAATTGCTGCAGCAGAGGCACAAGAAGCGGATGAAGCCAGTAAACCATCAGGACAAAGTTCAGGTAACTGGGGTACTACAGCAAGACAAACTTCAACAGTTAGTAGAAGTAGCAACGATGGCGGCGGCGGCAGAGATAATGGTGACGACGGCGGCGGCAGAGGCGGCGGCGGTAGCAGCGGTCCGGGTAATGCAGGTAGCGGCTCGTCTTGTTTTGCTGCAGGCACTAAGTTCTTTATGGAAGACGGTTCACTTAAAAATATTGAAGATATTAAAATTGGAGATGTTTTACAGCGAGGCGGTAAAGTAAGAACAACTATTGTTGGTGATGGTTTATATGAAAACTGGTATTTGTATGGAAATACAAAAGTAACAGGAACCCATACAGTATTTGAAAACGGCGCATGGAAACGTGTAGCAAATTCAGATAAAGCAATACCTACTGATAAAGACGAATTTATTTACACGCTTGTAAATGAAAAACATCGTTTGATTGCTGAAGATGGTGTTATGTATGGAGATTATGATGAGGTGGATAACCTTGACATAGAAGACGGACTTCTTGAAATGATGAACCTTCAGGATGCCGTAGAAGAAGCAGCATAAAGTAGCTGCATATTAGTTGGCCTACCCATCCCCCACCCCCGACAGGTGTGGCTACGTTGGCCCCAACAAAAGGAAATACAATGAACGATACAATTATGGCTGAAGAAATGCAGTCACCAAAAAAAGTTGCGTTTGCAAATCGTAAATACACTAACGAAGAAAAACGCAAAATGGAAGAAGAAGAACTAGAACAGCTAATGAAAGAACAGCGTGGTGAAGTAGAGGAAGCTGAACCACAAGAAGCTGAACCTACAAATGCAGAAGAAAAAACATTTAAGAAGCGTTACTCTGATCTACGTAGACATCAACAGCAGCAGGCAGAAGAATTTAAAAAAGAGATTGAGGCACTAAAATCGCAACTCAGTCAAGCTACTAAAAAAGAAATGAAGCTGCCCAAGTCTGATGAAGACATTGAACAATGGGCAGCAGACTATCCAGATGTAGCAGCTATCGTTGAAACAATTGCTATGAAGAAGGCACGTGAGCAGGCAGCTGCTTTGGAAGACCGGATGAAAGTAATTGATGAGATGCAGACTAGTGCCACTAAAGAAAAAGCAGAAGCAGAACTAATGCGATTGCATCCTGACTTCGATGAAATTCGTGACAGTGATGACTTTCATAATTGGGCAGAAGACCAACCTAAGTGGGTACAAGATGCCTTGTATGATAACGATAATGATGCACGTTCTGCAGCACGAGCAATTGATTTGTATAAAGCTGACATGGGTATTGCTAAAAGCAAACCTGCTAAAGATAAAGATGCAGCTAAGTCAGTATCTACAAAGAACTCAAGAAGTAGGCCACAAGACGATGAGTCTTCGACTTACTTAAAGGAATCACAAGTACAAAAGATGTCACCTCAACAGTATGAGAAGATGTCTGACGAGATCATGGAAGCTATCCGTAGTGGTAAGTTCATCTATGATGTATCTGGCTCTGCTAGATAATATATAAAAAAGTGTTGACAAATAGTTATTTTTACGTATAACTATAGTCAGATTAGTGTAACTGTATTGCGCAATATGGTTACACAACAATTCGCAAACAGCAAAGTCTTACGGATTACCTGAAGAACATGGCCCGTTGAATGGTAGGGCGGCCACCTTACTAGAATACGCACCCAAGTGAATCAGCCTCTGATTAGTCTTGTGAGTTTGTATCTGTGAAATGCTATAAAATTAGGAGAAAATATCATGGCTTTTACTACCGCAGCCGGGTATGGTAACCTTCCTAACGGCAATTTTAGCCCAGTAATTTACAGCAAACAGGTGCAGCTTGCGTTCCGCAAGTCAGCTGTTGCTGAAGCTATCTCAAATTCCGACTACTTCGGTGAGATTGCTAACATGGGCGATTCCGTGAAGATTATCAAGGAACCCGAAATCACAGTCAAGGCTTACGCCCGTGGTACAACCATCACGCCGCAAGACATTGACGATGAAGACTTCAACCTGACCATCGACAAAGCTAACTACTTTGCGTTCAAGGTTGATGACATTGAAGAGGCACACTCACACGTTAACTTCCAGTCACTGGCAAGTGATCGTGCTGCGTATCGCCTTGCTGACCAGTTTGACCAAGACGTTCTTGGCTACTTGTCAGGTTACACTCAGTCTGCTCTACATGCAAATGCTGACACAGTAAATACAACCGTTAACGGTTCAAAAGCTGTAGCAACTGCAGGTTCAGACGAACTGCTTGCCAGCATGAAGCTGGACGCAACTGACTTTGCTGGCTCAGGTGTTGCTGGTCAGTCAATCTCAATCCTGCCACGTACAGGTGCAGGTGCTGCTCCAACTGGTAACGGTGAAGCAAACCCACTTCAGGTCATTGCTCGTATGTCACGTCTGCTCGACCAGCAGAATGTTGACACACAAGGCCGTTGGTTGGTTGTTGATCCTGTATTCATGGAAGTTCTGAAAGACGAAGATTCACGTCTGCTCCAAGCAGATTGGGGTGGGTCAGGTCTGCAGAACGGTTTGGCTCTTCCAAACCTGCATGGCTTCCGTGTTTACGTTTCAAACAACTTGCCATCAATCGGAACTGGTTCGGCTACAACTGGTGGCATGAACGCCTCTAACTTTGGCGTGATTGTTGCTGGTCATGATTCTGCTGTTGCAACTGCAGAGCAAATCAACAAGACCGAAACCTACCGTGACCCTGACAGCTTTGCTGACATTGTTCGTGGTATGCATTTGTATGGTCGCAAGATTCTTCGTCCTGAAGGTCTTGTTAAC